GCGTACAAAGTCCTGTGCCGTTGGCTGGACTGCCATACTTAACTTGTCCGTTCCAGAGAACAATTCGTTCGTCTGGTACTTTCCCAAGATAAAAAGATCGAGCATTTGGCTGTACATACAAGGGATAGATTTAATCAGTCTGTTTTTAGATGCTGGCGGTGCTGGCTCTAGCGTCTGCCACTCGCCGTGTATCTCGATAAACTTCCGCATCAAAGTGGTTTTGCCAGTAGCGGGAGAGCCACCTATTGCGGTTATTGTTCTCATCTTTCGTTTAGCCAATCCAGCCGATTGATTTGACCAGAGTTGTCCTTGGATATAAATGAGTAGCCCCTCTTGTCGATACCTTTTTTAGAGACTAGCCTCTTGTCCAAAGTTTCATTCCTCGCCTGCCATAGAACTTTCCACTCGATTCCAGACCACTCATCCCCCTCGGCCTTGCTGATTTCCTCTGCCTGCCTGTCCAGATAGTATCCTAGATACCTTCCGTGATGGTTTCTGAATAGTTTTTTATAGGAGCAGAGGCAAGTTTCCATCGAAAAGGGGTCTGCGTATTTGGCTACATCTGGAAATCTCTGCCTTGTTTCGAGTAGAATCTGATTGCCTTCTGATTCCAGCGAATTGTACTCGATTGGCGTTAGCCTTGAATTGCACCTATCGTCCTGTCCTAACGCAAGAATAAGGCCATTTCTGTGCGATTTTGAGCCATCGTAGTCGTTCAGCATCAGTCCTGTGGGGTAAATATCCACACTAGCCGTCTGCTTTAGGTGCTGTAGGTAAAACCAAGTCGAGTATCTGCCGAACTTATGCAGGCTATTCTTCACCCCATTCCAGAGGCTAGTAAAGGATTCTGATTCGTTTGACCCTAGAAGGCTAGTTATCTTCTCTCTTTGCGTCCTCGCACCTATGAACTTTTTGTACGAAGCGAACATAGACGGCAAGTGCCCCTTGTTCCACTTGGTGTCTGTTTGGTATCTCAGTCTCTTGTAGTTCTTTTGATTCCACTCCTCTATTCTGGACTCCGTGGCAAGCTCGAAGTCTGGAAATTCATTCATCAGAACCCAAGCCGTGGGTAGGTTGTATGTGTTTCCGTATAGCCAGCACAGCCACAGCCTCTGCTCGTCATTGTGTTCGTATCTTTTGTTGATGTAGTTCGTCATCCAAACGGCAGGGTCGCAATCCAAGAACCGCAAAGACCAAGCGTACCATCTTATGAATCCCTCTCGCCTGTTCGCCTTATCGTATAGATTCATTTCTGGAAAAGTGCGTTGCGTAGCCAGAAGCTTCCAGCCTTGGCGATTGCGGTGTTTACTTCCTCTAACTTCTTCTGGCTGAACTTGTGTCCCTCTATGGTTTCTAATGCAAGTTTTTTGCACACCTTGGGGCTGGGGATTCCGATGATTGGATGCTTTACGCAAGCATCTCGATAGTCCTTCTGCTCTTGAACTGTCTGGAATATTCTTTGATCCGACCTCAGAGAGCCAGTTGGATCAACACCCCAGAACACAAGTCCGTTTCTAATGTGCCAAGTCAGCGATGACGGAGTGCAGGAAAGCTTTAGCCTCTTGCATTTTTTCTCCAAGCACGAATACCTTATGAACTCCCGCCAAAGCAAAGACGCATACCCTTTCCCCTCGTTGCCCTGCGTAGTCACTATCTCGTATAGATTCACATACTCGTCTCGGTTGTATGTGCAGAAAATGATGGAAACTATCTTGCCATCAACCTCAAGACCAAGCGGGGGATTCTTTTTGTAGTTCTCGAATCTCTTCCAGAGGCTATGCGAGTTGGATAGGAACTTGGTATTATCACCAGATGGAGATGAATTTAGGGTGGAAACTACAGAATTCTCACTTAACAGTTTCATAGTTTATTTGTAGGTCAGTTGATGTTGCACCAGAATCTTCCTCGGTTATGCAGAGGCTTTTGTCTGCCTTGTAATAGACATTTGGTTTAGCTCTCTCGATCTCCTCCGAGATGCCAGCCCTCTTGAGAATGTCTGCCGTTGAGGATACAAAGATGTTATTTTTCACACGGCAAAAGTAAAGTGGCCTTTTTCCGTTGCGGTAGAACCTTATATGCCCCTCTGGGTGTAGCTCACAGCAGGCTATCGAGGCATTTTCCCACTTTTTGAGAGGGTTTTTCCCATCGAGAATAGATTTTAGAAGAAGCTCTGTGTCGTTTCTTGTTTCACAATCGTAGCCATACAATTGCTTCCAGCTTTCCGCAGGCTCTTGGGTGATAACTCCGTTATGTGCTACAGATAGTTCGTCTGTGGATATGGGCTGGTTAAAGTTTAAGTCGCTTGTCGAGTACCTACAATGCCCGATGAGAGCTAGATTTTTGTCTTTGTCGAGGTAGCTAGGAAAGTTTAGCTGAAAGTTATCTGCCTTTTCTGGAGTTTTCTCCGTGAATACTTTTCCGTCTCTTGCGTAGGAGATTCCAGTAGCGTGTAGCCCCCTTATTTGGGACTGATTGAATATGTTTCTTAAAAGCTGAAAGTCTGTAAAGCTAGGATTAACGCACAAGGCACCTACTACAGAACACATCTTTACAGCTTAATAGGCTTGCCGTTATAGGAAAAGCTTTTTTCTTTAGCTATCTTTGCCTTAATTCTTTCTAGTACCGATGGCTTTTTCTTCATATCTGCCACCTCCTGCTCGGTTAGGGTCTTATATTCGTCATCGTCCATTCGTTGTTCGATTTGATTGCTCATTTTACGATCTCTGCCTCGATTAGCGTGTGATAAACAAATTTATCTTCTCCTTTAAGAACTGATGCGACAGGAAGTTCCTTTCTTGTAACAGATGTAATTCTTAAAGGTGTTTCTGGACGAAGCAATACTTCTTTTTCCTTTAGAAAGGAGGACGCAAAAGACGGCATCTTTACTCCTACTCCATCAGCATTTTTGACTTTAATTAAAACCTTTGAGCCATAGTACTTTCTTCCTTCTGTTCTGCCCTGCATTGTTTTTTCATCCCAGTTGGAAAATTCTTCTGCGATTGTTTTGTCCAGAGAAAAAGAAGAGAATCCAAAGTCACTTATATTTTCACCTACCCTTGCGGTTTTGGCGAGTTTGTGTGCCTTGCTTTCGCTTAATGGCCTATCTATATTTGTTTTAATTCCTCTCCATATTTCACTCTGCTTAATTTTAGGAGCTAAAACTAGTGCGGTTTCCATTAAAGCAGCCATTTGAAGAGCCTCTAGGTCTGGAGAGTCTGATTTTCTGCTCAAGTCTCCCATATCACGCAAGGATTTATTTACCTCTCTGTGTCCGTCTCCAGCGTATTTGTGAAGGCTTTTTGCGATTTCAACTGCTTCTTCTTTGTCCACATTGTTTTCAGCAAATGATTTTGACCATCCTACTACATCCTGTTTGTATTCCTCGTCGTGTTCTCCGAGTGTATGCTCTCTTTTAGGTGGACCAATAACTTGCATAAATTCTAGTGCGTATCCTTGCTCTGTTGGATTTAGTTCTTTTTCGATAGCTTCAGCCTGCGTTAATTCTTCCTCAGAAATTCCCATTGGGGAAATTGGCATATTTTCATCCTCATCGTAGATCGGCATTCCTTGTTCTGGCTCACTAGCAACGGAAGCTCCACCTCCGCTAGTCCACTTTCCGCTTGAATCCCTATCTTGCGAGGGGTCATAGAATGAAATGATCTCAAATCTTTCCTTGCCCTCAATAGCTTCCTCAATCGAGATGCGAAGAACATCTGCCAGATAAGATACGACATCGTCTATGGGCGGTTGATTAACTTGAAGCTTGATCGTCTGAACAAAAGCCTGCATCGGTTTTACTCCGATCTTTTCCCTTATTTTGTTTGAGATTGTTCTTCCAGTTCCTTTTCCACGATACTCGTCTGCTATCTGCTTGAATATCCCCTTGGTAGCAGACTGCCCTGCCAAAAACGGAACAAGAGAAGGATTTATCAAGCCACCAACAAGGATTTTATATCTGTCATTGTGTACGCCTCGAATCGCTCCGATTGCTCCTGCTCCGACAACACGAAGGGCATCGCCTGCCGTATTCAGAAACTCCTGTCCATCGCTACTGCCGAGCCACTTTTTGATCTCTGCTGTCTTTGTAGCTCCGTACTGACCTGCGATTTTTGCACCACGCACTCCCTTGATAATTGTATTCACTCCTTTTTTTACTGCTTCGCTCGCCACATCTGCCTTGGGATTATCTCTTTTGATTCTTTCGATGAACTTCCCCTGTGCTGATGCCCCGCTTACAGCCCACTTTCCAGACTCGTCCCGCTGTTGGCTTGGGTCGTAAAGAAGCGTTGCACCTTGTTCCTTTAGTGATAATAGGTCGGATTTTAGCTGTTCGAGATTTGTCTTATCCGTAATCGGACCACCGACAATCCAAGCATCGCAAGTCCGAAGCGAGGCACACTTAAAATCAAATATCTCACAAAATCCAAGGTCGCCAGCTTGCTCGACTTCCTTGGCATCCATTCCTATGCCTTTTGTAATACAATCAATAAGTTTGCTTGTTTGATTGAAGCCAGCACAATTCCCGCACCGCATCGTCTTTGCTTCTTCCACAGACCCCTTGAAAATGCCTGCCTTCGCCTTCCAATAGTCCTCATTCGGCTCTTTGGGATTGGCTGGACCATAGTGTGCTATATCAATAGCTTCCTGCCTGTTCGCTAGATTTGCTTTAATGTCCTGCGTCTCAACTGGGCATTTCACTTCTTCAAGATTTGTTAATTCAGATTCTTGAATTACAATCGGAACATAGTAAACGCCTTGCTCGAGCTTCCTCTCTGCTATTGGCTTGGGTTTCACTCCCCCCTCAAATATCCAAGAGCGAACATCTTTTAGATCAAATAACTTTATGCTTTTTATAGAAGATGGCAGTATTTTGCTTTTACTTTTTAGAATGCCTATTGATTTTCCCTGTCTTTCTGACTTTATTAAGGGAGAATCTTCACTATAGCGACTTACTTCCTCGAATCCACTTGAGATTACCTCAATCAATCCAACAAGGCTTTTTCCTGCAACTCTCGGAGCGTTTGATGCTTTTATTGCTCCGTATTCAAGAGCAACTTCTACATTGTCTGTTGCATATACTCCTTTTCCATAAAGTCCATCTTTTGATGGTTGTAGTCCATTTTCTCTAATTTTTTTTAGGACATCAACAGATGTTCCGTGATAAATTGTAGTAGTTTTATTTGCGTTATCTGTTGCAACTTCTTTTGTGGCTTGACCTGAGCTTCCACCACTACCAGCCCATCTACCAGATTCATCTCTAGCTTGAGATGGGTCGTAAAACTCAATCTTTTTTGAGTTGTAGGAAAACTGGATCACGGAGCTATTCTCCGTCACGCACTTTGTTAAGTTGCTCCACTATCTTCTTGGCTCTGGTGAACCCTGCATCCCCACCCCATCCGTGCCAAGCCTGCCAGCCTTTTCCTTTTTCATCCCAGCTAGAGCCTTTCTTATCCACTTCGTGCCGTGAAAAGAAAGCCAACATCCTACGCCAAGTGCGAGGAGAAAGCTTTTTCTTTCCGATAATATCCCTAGCTCTTGCGATTCCTACCTGTGTCATTCCCCTCTCACTAGCTGGCTTATCAGCACGAACCCGAAGGGCTGATTTTGCTGAATCAATCATTCCTTCTGATGGGGTTAGATCAATGTCTGCGAGTTTCTGCATCTCAATCGCATCTAAAATCATTTCTGCATCGCTTGTAGTAAAATAGGGTGTGAGATTTGTCCTTCTCGCTCTCGCTGGCACATCCTGCTCCCCAGCCACTTCTGATGCCGTAGGGTCAATTTTAGCCGTGGGAATGGTCGTTCCAACGCTTACGCCAGACACAATCTGTGAGGCTTGCTCAACGCTAATCGTTGGGAAGGCAGAGGTAATAATGGCAACCGCACCATCTTTTGAGATCGCACCAACAGAGACAGCGTTCATTACATTGATCAGCGAGGATACTTGTGCCCCATTGAGAGAGGGAATATCCGTTACTACCCCTTGGGGCATCGCTTCTTGAGTTGGCATTTCTGGCAGTTTCGCCTTCTCCAGTTCGGGCATCGGTGCTTCAGCTTTGAAGGCATCCGAAATATTTTCCGTAGAAACTCCAAACTCTTTTGAAAGATCGCTGGCATATTTGACCTCGTAGGCTCTTTGACGCATGGCTTCTTCATAATCTTCTCCTTTTGCTCCGTAGATTTCAGACGCAGTTCGCAGTCCAGCCTTGAACTCTGAGATGTTTGCCTGCGAATCACGACCTACATCAATCGTGCTGTCAGACGGATAAATCCATTTTCCAGTAGTAAAGTTAGCATTAGGAGGAATTTTACCTCTCGAAATTCCGTCTGCGATAACAAGGTTCTTGATTTTGTCAAAAAAGCGAGCCTCAAAGATTCCCTGCCACCGCTTGAAGGTGCGAGAAGCGAGAGCCATCTCAAGCCGAACAGTTGGACCACCTAGCTTTGAAAGGTCGTAGCAGAATCCAAAAGGCAGATTAAATGCAAGGGCGATCATATGAACAATCAAATCCACATAGCCTTGAAACGCTGAAGAGGGACGATTGCTCTCAAACATCTTCATTTCCGAGCCAGTAGGGATATAATTAATCTGTCCCCTCTGCATATTCTCAATGTTCATCGTGTTGCCGTAAGAATCTGTCTGTGCTTGGTTGAAATAGGATGCGGGATCGTCTGCTGATCCTGTGGCATTCGAGATGGTCATAATGCGGAAAGCAGCGTTTTTGACTGCCAGATTTTCCGCTTCCATCGTTTCAGCAAGGTCTTTGCAGTAGTTGATGACAGAAGCAAGATGGCTACGACCACGCACCTCATCTAGGCGAAGCGGGTCATAGATAAAAAGGAAAGAAGATGCTGGGACTTCCTGCTCGTCTGTGTAAAAATTGCCCTGCGTCCTTCGATAAACTTTGTATGACTTTGTGCGTCCGTGTTCGTCAAAGTTCACGCCACCGATGTAAGACTGAGAGGATGTGGGGTTATCAAACATTCCACCAATACGATCTGCCTCTACTGCTTGTAGCCTTAGATCCGAATTGGGATCAACTTGCCCATCAATAGAGTTTTCCCTTGTTATAACAAAGCCAACATCTCCGTCACGAAGGACAGAGCGAAGTGCAAGGTGCGAAAGAGATTCAAAATTCTGCCTGCCAAAGTAATCACAACGCTTACACCAGTTAGACCAGTAATCTTCATATACTTGGTCGATGGCTCTATCTCCAGTTCGGGACATATAGCGAAAGTTGCCAAGTGCATACTGCGAAAACTTCAAAAGAATCGAGCGAATAATCGGGTTGTTGTCCTCAAGTTCACGACCAGCACGAATAAGTTGAAGCCTCTCGTATGTGGAGTAATAGCTTTCACCACCAGACAATGGCAAGGACGGACGCCTATCACGGCTAGGATAAGCACCAGCGAAGCGAGTAAACTCCGTGAGTTTGCATTTATCAGCAAGTCTCTTCAGCCCAAACTTGGGATTTAGAGTGCTAATCGCTTTTTCGAGGAAGTTTAGCTGTGCCATATACTATTTTTTCTGACAACTTCCGCTTTCATATGGCTTCACTCCAGCCACAGGCTCATATCCCTCCCAGCATCTTCCCTCGTCCTTGCCCATATCTTCCTTCGTGGCTTTTTTGCGGAGAAGATCAATATTATATCCAAGTTTCTGAATGTATTGCATCGCATCGTCATAGTAGTGAGCAACGATGTTCGTATCTGTGGTCGGAGGGATTTTGGTATTTACTTGGTAAGCCCGAGCGATGGCTTCCTTTGGCTCTTTTACCAGTTCATCTTGAACCCGATAATATTCCTTTACATCTTCCTCGCTAGATGGATGTTCTGCCCTTGTAATTTTATGAGACAAATCCATCAGTTGTTTGAAAAGATTGACGGCTTTGCTCGAAGAATCGAGCATTTCAATGGCTTTATCGAGTAGGTTTAGAATATTCATAGTGTCTCCTTATCCCAATGTCAGCAGATATTTGAGCCTATTCAAGTCACCGACAATCTCATCTCTGATATTTAACAGATCGGTGTCTGTTGGCTTAATGCTTTTGGGGAATTCGCCCATAAGAAAATCAATTGTTTGGTTGGCTAGTGTAACACCGCTACCATCCACGAGATTGTTTAGGGTGATGTTGAAGTTTGCTGTGGCATAGGCTCGCCCATACTTTCCGAAGTAAGTTTCGAGAAGTTTATCAATAGCCTCGTCTAGTATCTCATAAATGTTGCCAAATGCCTTGTGATGAGAGTAGCTTTTGGTCTGCCAATGGTAGATTCGAAACTGGTTCTGAACATTTAGCAGACGAGTAACGATCATATCCCCATTGTTCTTTGGGGCTAAATCAGTCAGATACTCCACAGGAATCCTGTTCACATCCAGTTCGGTCTTGCGTTCCTCGACCTTTGAGATCAATTTGTCGATATAATTCATATTAAACGCTATTTATATCAACTTTTCTAGTTTCTACCGCCGTTTGAGTAGTCGGGGAATGTGCGGTTGATTCTTGCTCTTGGTCCAGCCAAGCGATTGATCGCAGCTGTGCATTCCATCACAGTATTCTGAAGTTCTTGCAGATTTGCCCTCGTAAGTTGCCGTCCGCCAATGCTATATGAAGCACCAGTTTTGAGGATAGCTTCGATTGCATTCAAAGTCTCTGTGCGAATCTGTGTAACAGTTGCCAGATCCAATCCATAATAAACCCCTTGTACGGCCATGCTATTTATATCCCTGTCAACTTATTCATTGGGTTCTTTCCAAACTTGCCCTTTTTTATCTAGGTCGCAAGACAAAAGCATAACTTTGCTATAAAACTTGTATCCTATGCCTGTTTTTAGCATAAAAATGCTGTATTTATCCCCTATGTGGTAAAGAAGCCAAGATAAGAGAACTCTCATACTTTCTCCAGTTCTATCTTATCCATCTGCTCGACCTTCTCTTCAGCTAGGCCATCTTGAGGAACTGGCATACATCCAGACAGCATCGCACCTACAAGATTCATACATTCGCAATCTCGCAAGTGATTATCCTTTTTAACCCTATGCCAGATGAGTCTTGTTCGGCCAGTAAGAGGATTGTACTTGGGTCTTTTTACCTCTGCGTTCATATGGTTGTGCCAATCATCGGGTGCATCGTCTGGGATTTCCCACTTGCCCATTTTGCCAGTACGAAGCATCTGCACCATATCTTTAATGGTTGGGTTTGACCAGCGAATAACAGGACACCTTGGCCTCGCAAGACCTTCTGATTGTGCGTTGCGATTTGTTCCAGACAAAGGATCGCCCCATTGCATCGAGGAATATGGTCGGTTTACTCGCATCTTACCGCTTGTGTGGGCAAAAAGAGGAGCATCGCTACCGAGCAAACAAGTCCAGCCGTAGCGACAAGCTTGGTAATAGACATCCCTCGTCTGATCTGCCGAATCCACAAACACCATTTTATCATCCACTTTCCAATCTAGCTGTGTTGCTCGCAGGGAATCCCAAGTTTCTAGCCTTCCGCACCACTCCAAGCGAGACGAACCATCCAGCTTCCACGCACGAATTGTGACCCACATATGGAAACCACCACCCTCTTGAATGTCGGCAGAGATGATTCTTCGCTGGGAATCTTTCCATTGTTCCCCCATCCTGTACCCAGAGCCAGATACCCGAACAGGCTCTTCGTCATTCTGCTCCACCCAAGGCTGTCCGAGAACTGAATTCACAAAGTCTTGTAGCCCCATAATGCTTTTCTTGTCGTTGATAAACTTTACAGCCAGCTTCCCGAATGTCTCCCAAGGGCTATACAAACCAGATAAGTGATAGGATTTGATGTTCGGTTCTGGGTTTGGATTGGCAGGCTTCCACTTCCCAAGCCGTAGCATCTTGGTTTTGTGTCCGTCTGTGATCTTTCCCTTGCAACTAGGACATTCGTAATACGCACTAGCCCGAACTCTCTCATTGTCCCACTCACCATTGTCTCCCTTTGCTGTGGCATCCCACTTCACATTCGGCCAAGTAAGAACTTGAGTTTCCGCACAGAAAGGGCAGGGAACATGGAAGTATCTCTGATCTCCTCGGAGAAATGACTGCCAGATGTAGCCAAACTCCGTGGTCGGGGTGGAAGTCTGAACTGTTAGGGAAAGCGGATATGTTCGGGTGCGAGCCTCTGCCAGTTGAATAGCTCCTGCTTCTTTTGAGGATGCCTCTGCAAATTTGTCCGTCTCGTCACAAATCAGCAAGCCTACGCTACGAGAGCTAAGATTGGCTGGTGAGTTACTGCCAAAAAACCAAAGCGACATTTTATCATAGTGCTGTTCCATCAGTTTGTATTTGTCGGTGTTAGAGGGTTTGTGTCTTGCCAGCACAGGACAGTCATCGACCATCGGTAGCCAGCGGTATTCCGAGAAAGACCTAGCCAGATTTTCGTTTGGCATTACCCACATCGCAGGCACAGGAGCCATATCCAGCTTGTAGGCTAGGCCAGCGAGGATGGTAGTTGTCTTTGCCGTCTGTGCCCCCCAACAGAGAACCATCGTTCTCACCCTGTCATCACGAAAGTCCTCCAGAGGCTCACGCACATAAGGAGTCAGAATTGTGGAATATGGTCCAGCACTCGAAGAAACACGCTCGGAAAGGTAAAGATTTTCTTCTGCCCACTCTCTGACTGATGGCGTTTTCTTTGGCGACCACATCCCATCCACGAATTGCTCTAGCTCTAGTTCGGTCATAGGGAAAGTATTGTCATGCTACTCGTACTCTGCTTCTCACTTATAACTTTCACATCGCTTGAGTAAAGGATTTTCTCTGATTCCGTCTGGCAAACCACAAGCCGAACAAACTTTAGGTAGTCGAATGCCCAGTTTGAAAGTGCATCTTCCATCGGCATATTGTTAAACACGATGTCTCTGGATGGTGATTGCCTCCACAAATACAAAACTCCCTCTCTGGTTACATCGTAGGTTCTTGGAACTTCTGGGGCTATGCCAATCCAAGTCCGTGTATGGTAGTTTCCAAGCTTCTGAATCACCTCAAACGAGGCTTGTGGCGTAGAACCGCAGACTGTGATGGGAAATCCGCTACTGCTTAAAAACTTCTTGTTGGTTAGAAGCCTGCTGGTGTTCGGTGAAAAGTAGTAGATGTGCGGGATGAGTCCGTTGTAAAACGAATTCGCAGCTACCAGTTGAGTTTCCTTCGAGTGTTTTCCGTTAGGCTCACCACAGCCTATGACGGCAACTTCGCTCCTTTCAGTAAACTGGCTGTCCTGCTCCTCTAATTCGCTTTTTGACATTATCCAGTTCTTCCTTGGCAGTCCCGCACTTCATCATGTTCTCACGATAGTAGAACACGCAACTGATTCTTTCGTGGGGGACACCCTCCTTGGGAACTAGGGGTGTGTTGCCGTGCCATTCGTGAACATCGCACAGAATGACATCGCCAGTACGCATATCACAAGCAACTCGATACTTTGGGAAAACAAGGTAACAGCCAGCATATCCACCAGCGGAAAAGGCAGACATAACTCCGAAGCCCTCTGCCAAATCACCTTGGTCTTTATGAACGGCAGTCTGCCAGTTCTTATTGACTGTGATGGTGGTAAAGACTGTATTGGGAATTACCCACTCTTGTGATGTGGAGTCACATTTTTCTTTCTGTGCCTTCCAGCGTTCGGGTACTTCTTTTTGGAAAACCGAACTGATTGTTTGGATGAGAGGGATTGCCTTTGCGAATTTCTCTGGATTTGCGTTATTCCAAGAAGTTGTACGGCAATAGGGGAATCGTGCGTTGCGATCCATAGATCCCATCACTCCCGACAAAACAGGAATTGCTACGCTTGTTTTGCTGATTGTGCCGTCAGCCAGCATCCTTTGTGCTCTCACACCGAAGCCTTTGTTAGTTTTTGCACTTTTGATCAGACCATACTGCTTTGCTTTCTCATCTGTGAGAATCCCACCAGCCATTCCTCTGTTTTCGTTAGGGGTAGCAGCTGAACGGACAGATTCGTATGATTTTTGGCATAGTTCGATAGGTAGTATGCCTTTGCGGAAACGCATCAGAAGTGTGCCGTCTGGCTTGTAAACCTCTGCATCCTCTTGAATGAGGTGGTCATAGCAGTTCTCGGGGAGATGTGTTCCCCCTAGTTTATCTACTTCCTCATCTGGCAGGCAAGTTTCCAGCTTGATAATCTTCATTAACCTATTTTACCTTGTCAAACCTTCGGTGCAAGGTCTTGGAACGCTTTTTCAACGCAGGCTTTGATTGTGTCCGTTGCCGTTTCCGCTTTCCAAGTGTCTCCGAGTTTTCTGACTTTTTCGAGGAATCCATCGTGTTCCTCGTTTGTAAGATAGATCGGAACCATTCTGATTGAAGATGCGGGAGGAATATATTCGCCAGCATCAATATCCCCTCCTCCAGCTTGAGCCTGCTCTGCGTCCAAAGCCAATGGACCATCGGGAATTGTAGCGGACATAAGGCTCTTAAGATTTTCATCTGAGAAGCCAGTAATCTGCAAGTCGATCTGGGAAGTGTCAATATCTTCCAGCAAATCTTTGAGAGCTTCTGTATCAAACTCTCCAGCCATATTATTGAGAGCAAGGTTTGCAGCTTTTTCTTTTTCCTCGGATAAATCGACAAGCCAGACATCAATTTCTTCCCTTCCCATGGCTTGATAGATTTTGAATCTCTGGTGTCCTCCGATAATGGTATTTCCAGTTCGGACATTGACTGTGATTGGTTGCAGATCCCCAAGTTCGGAAAGACTCTTGGTGAGACGACCAAGTGCCTCGTTGCTAATTTTTCTAGGATTGTAGTCCGCACCCTTGATTTCATTTAGTTTGATCTTCCTAAGACACGGATAGCTAACTTCATTTTTCTTGCTCATCTTCTAGTTTTACCTCTTTTTCTAGTTTTTCGTCAAGCATTTTTGTTTCGCCAAACGAACCTTTTGTTTTGTGGATAACTGCTATAACCTTTTCAATCCCTTCCGTTATAACTTCTTTTGCAAGCTCTGGGTCTGTTGGGTTTGCCCTTCTGCATAGGCTAGATGGCAAACCTTCCATAAGGTTGCGAATCGTGGTCATGTATCGGGACATAATGCTACGAGCCAGATCCGTACCAATCACAGCACCAGTAGCTCTTTGCAAGGTTTCTACTTTCATTTCTGCATCCAAACGGCCACGCAGGGCTTCCTTATGGGCTTTGACCAAGTTTGGTAGCCTTGCATGATCCCGATTGGCTTGGGCTTGATGCAACAATGCATAGGCAACTTTCTCGCTTTGCTTGGCTCTCGCTAAACAACCATATATATCGTCACGCAGAAGGTCGCTTCCAGACGAGCCTCCCGCCTCCGCTTCACTATCTTCCATCAAAACCCCCGCTGGAGGGGCTATAAAGCCCTTGGGAGGCCTTTCACGATTGGCTTCTCGCCATTCCGTAGCACCTTCGATTGTCTCTTGGGGCATTCCCTTCTGTTTAAGTTTGCTCACATAACTTATAGAAGTACCCCACGCCTGTGCAATTTCGGTTAAACTTACCATTTCATATAGTTTTTATGTCAAAAATGTTTGAAGGTCAAACAAAATCACGATTAAAACCAGCTTGGCATTTCCCCTTAATGTTTTATGGGGATAAACTCTAGGAAAAGGGTCGGGGCTTCGCCAACC